TAGCAATGGAATCCAGTGCTGTTGGATTGCTTGTTCATTACCTAATAAACTTTTTAATGGAACAATGTCGTATGCAAGGGTAATTCTTGGACCTTCCCAAGACCAATCTGCCATCGCATGTGGATGTGCCATTTCAGAAACAATCATTCTATTATTGATGTTATGGTTTTCAACATCTTTACCATTAACCTTATAGTGTGTTATTGATGGTTCTGCATTTACTGAGTAATAGCCATGAAAAAATGGTGCTGGATGTGGACCATGATCATGCCAATTTAATTTACCCTTTTTTGTATAATTGATATTAAACCAACCCTGAACCATATACTGCTGACTGTCAAAATCTATTTCATAATATTCACAAGCCTCATGAATTAATTTTGATAAATTTTTAAAAATTTTATGAATATCTGTATTATAAAACTGAAAGACGTTATACTCTCTCCATTTAATTGTTGAAATGCTTTGAGATTCAACAAAATTATCTTTTTTTAAATCTAAAGGGGTTATTCCTTTAAGTTCAATATCATTAATTTTTTCATACTGTTTAATTAAATATCCTTGAAATCTTTTTAAATCAACATCTAAAAATGTTTCAAAGAACTTATGGTCTTTAGTCATTAAATAACTCCATTTCGTTTATATAAGTATATCATAGGTATGATTTTTTCTGCCATGTCGTTCTTTTATAGTATCCAGTTATATCAGTTCTTCGTTTTTCCTCATAGATATTTTTTTTATCATAGGCTTGGTTAGTAGTAATAACTTCTTTTTCCCAGTTATCTCTTTTTATAGGAATCATTTGACATATTGGGGTTCCTTTTGGAATTACCCCAAAAAAATTCTTTTTTAGAAAAAAGGGAATAAAGGCTGGAAGTCCCCAAACATCCGAATCAACTACAGCAGAAGATACATAAAATGGAAGATCATATCTATTTAGTGGATGCGTAATTAATATTGAATATCCTTTTGGAGTATCATAAAACCAATTCATACGCACACCAAAATGTATTGGATGGCAGTCTGATGGTATTGCTAAATCTACATTTGGCCTTTTATCCATCAATGCAATATTTTCTTTCCAATGTAATGATGGGATTCCTTTTTTATCTAATTCAACAATTAGATCATCTTCAAGACAATACATATATCCCATTGTTAACGCATCAAAAAATGGAAGACAAAGTTTAGTGGAAACATTGCTCCCATCTGCACCTCTATCATTAACTGGAGATAAATCTTTAAATTTATTACTATCGCCACCGTATGGAGCAAGATTTTTATACCAATCTGGAATACATTTTATAGCCTCTGATGGTGCAACAAAAACATCTTTTTTTGCTTCTCCACCGGAAGAAGTGAAAACTATTTTTTTATTTTTCATTGTACTCCTTAATAATTTTTTCAATAATTTTTTTATCTTTAACTATTATATCAAAAGCAGGGGTATTGTTTTTAATAACAAAAAATCCTTCTTTATCCATGCTGCTTTGTTTTTTAATTAAAATATATACCCATTTGGGATATATATGATGTAGATCCATATTTATTTTATTAAAAGTTAAAGTATTAGGATATACAAAAAATGGAGATTCAGATATTCCTTTAATCTCAACATCAACTATGTCATCAATAATCCAAGGAGTATAAAATTTATATTGTGCAAGATAACAACCACTCTGCTCATCTAAGGTTTGATCAGATGGATAAAATTGCCTCATCCAAGTTTTATCTAATGCATATAGTGTATTTTTTCTTTTTTCTTCAACCCAAATATCTGCATGTGTTGATTGCCTTAAAATAATATGGTTATCTTTTATAATTAATTCTGGTTTGATTCCAAAGTTAATAGTATATGCATTTATTGGTTTTATTATTTTATTTTTATACTTACTTTTTAAAACTGGTTTAATATCGGTCCACTTGCTTGGAACATTAGATGCAGATTGAATTTCATAAAAATCAATTTTTCCAGAGTTTACCCAATATTCTGATCCTAAAATATTATTTAAAAGTCTATGTTCAGTCATGTTGAGCCTCTTGCAGGAATCGAACCTGCACCATCCGCTTACAAGGCGGAAGCACTGCCACTATGCTAAAGAGGCACTTTTTTAATGTTGCCATTTATCTTCAATGATTTTAAAGACAACCTGACAAGGATCTCCACCATCATTCCATTCTTTGGCTTCTTCTTCAGTCATATAGGGATCTCCATCATGAGTATTACAAAATGGTTCTGTTATCCATCCCCGATCAATTCCATTATTAAGCCATATATCAAACTCTAGTTCTTCTGTTTTATCTATAGACATATTATATCCTTAAATACTAACTGTATCAATTGGACCAAGACATGATGTAGAAAACTTAATAGCAGATTGAACTGCATTAATAGATCTTTTACGAGCATCTTTTTGATTTTCAGTTGCATGTAAATGTCCTAATGCATATTGCATTCCAGACCCCATTACTAAATAGTCTCCAGTGTATTGTGTCAAAGACATATCTGCAGCACTATGTTCAAAGATCTTTCCTTTAACGCAAATAATCATTCCAAAATCAGAATCTTTTGATACATCTACCCACCACTCATTATAAAAATCACGAAGTTCTTTAATAAATTTAGTGTACATAAACTTTTCAATATTGTTTCCAGTTGGAATTGAAGGTTTGAAGTTATGTTTTATTCTATCTCCGTCCATGCTACCTGCATATCCAAACAGATACGGACCTTGTTGCCAAACTTTTGACGTAGCACACTGAAGTATGATATCATCGTCAGATACGCCTCTTTCGCCAGACATATAAATTTTTTCATCCTTACGAACAACGGCAATGCAGGTCATTTTTCTCCTTTTATTTGTATAAAAATATAATTAATCATAAAATTTTGGAAGTGGAAAATAGTGCTGTTCCCAAAATCCCTCATGCTTTTTCATATTAGAACTAAGAAAATCTTTTTGTAAAAGCATCTCTATTGGAAGTACATCATAGGCAATTGTAATTCTTGGACCATCAAAATCCCAATCAGACATTGCATGAGGAAATCCAACCAAAGATAACAATGCACGATTGTTAATATTATTGTTTATTTTTATCTCATCATTAATTTGATAATGTGTTTCAGATGGCTCTGCACTTACAGAATAATATCCATGAAAACCCAGAATTTTTTTATCTGGTGTGACATGATCATGCCAATTTAATTTTCCACCATTATTTTTATTATTAATGTTAAACCACGCTTGACAAACAAATTGATTACTATTATAATCAATATCATAATACCTACAGGCTTCTCTTGTCATGTCAACAACAGAAGAATAAAGTTCATGCATAAAAGGATAATACATTTGAAAAGCATTATATTCTCTAGATTTTATTGTAGATATAGATTCTGACTCTTTAAACATTTCATTTTCTGGATGAGCAAAATCAAACTTACTGACTCCATACATTTCACCATTAAGAATTCTGCTATACTCAAACTCTAAAGTTTTTGTTGCTTCTTTTAAATCTATATTTAAATCTCTATAAAAAAACTTTTGTGGTTTAGAATTTTTGTCAAAATAAGGCACAGTAGCCATAAAACCCCTTCAGTGTTAGATACATTAATTGTACCACCTAAAGGGGTCCTATGTCAAAGAAGGTCTTTGTCCTTATTTAGCCTTTTTGTCCACTGAAGAAAATGCTGCATTGATCTCTTCAATCGTGAGTTTGCCATCGTCAAGAAACCCTCTAGCCAGTCTCTCAACTACTGTTGCAACTCCTAACGTTCCAGCCAAGATAACAGCCTTTGCTGTGCTAATTCCTACTACTGCTCCAGCACCTATTACAGATAGTCCTGATGCTGCAAATACCGCAACAATTCGCATAAAGATATTATTTATGCTTGCAATTGCTCCTGATCCGACTTGGGTAGCCTCTTCAACTTGCTTTGTTCTTGCCATCTTTATTCCTTTCTATTTCTGATCGGACTTGTAATTATCCAAAGAGCAGTTGTTGCCATGATTCCATAACCAACAATAGTCTTTGCACTTCCGTCCAGAACAACCCAAGCAATAAACATACCGAGAAGGGTCCATGCTTGGTCTACCATATCTTTTAGGATATTTTTTATTATTCTTACCATCTTCTTCCTCCTCTTGAACCTGGTGAATTGGCTCCTCCGCCTCCGCCAGAACTTCCTCCGCTAGTAGAGCCACCTGTGGCTCCTCCTGTTGCTACTGCTGCTGCGTTAATTGCAGCACCTGTTGCTACAACTGTTGCTACAACCATATCTGTTGCTTCTTCTCTTTCTTCTTCAGTCATGTCAGCACCAATACTTCCAATTGCTGCAAGTGCTGCTCCTGGATCTGTAAATATTGCTTCTACCAATGCACCTGGATCTTCAACTAATTCAATATTTGCAGCAACTTCTGCAGTAATAACCAATGCATTTCCATTCTCATCTGTACGAACTTCAATTGGTGTTTCAGGTGGTAGGTCTGCATATGAAACTCCAGATGCCTGAACTTGTTCTGCTGATATTGATTCTCCAGGTTTAAGATTTTCAATTAATGCCTCAACAAGAATTTCTTTTTGTTCTTCAGTTAATTCTTTTCCATCTTTTGCCTCTTCAAGTATTTCTTTTAATTCTTCTTCAGCAGCCTTTTCTTCTTCTGCCTCAACAGCCTCTGCTTCTGCAATTTCCGCTAACTCTTCTGCAATTTCTGCTTCTTCTTCTGCTATGGCTGCCTCCGCTTCTGCTTTAGCATTTTCTATTTCTTGTTCCATAGCCTCTTGTTCAGCAACAATTCTATCTGTTTCTGCTTGAGCATTTGCTTCTTCTTGTGCATCTGCTTCTTCTTGTGCAATACGGTCTGCTTCTGCCTGTGCATCTGCTCTCATCTGTGCTTCTATTGCTTCAAGTTCTGCTGCTATACGATCTGCCTCTGCATTTGCATCAATCTCTGCCTGTATCCTTGCTGCCTCTTCAGCCATTTCTGCTGCTTCTTCTGCTAATTTTGCAGCAAGTTCTGCTGCTATTCTATTTGCTTCTGCATTGGCTGCAGCAAGGGCTGCAAGTCTGTTTGCTTCCGCCTGTGCTTCTGCTGCTTGTTGTGCGATCATCGCTGCTGCTTCAGCCTGTATCCTTGCTGCTTCTGCTTGTTGTGCAGATGCTTGGGCTGCTACTTGTGCTGCAATTGCTGAGGCTTGATCCGCTGCTGCTTGTGCATCGATGATTGCCTGGGCTGCTGCTGCGGCTTCTGCTGCTGCGGCCTCTGTTGCCAATCTTATAGCCTCTTCTTCTGCAGCAATGGCTGCTAGTCTTGCATTTTCTGCATCGATTATTGCTTGGGCTGCTGCTGCTTCTGCAGCAATTTCTTCTGCAGTTTTACCAATTTTTAATGTAACCACATTTGAATTTTCAGAATATAAAGGTAGTGTGTCATTATCTGATCTAATATGAAATGACCATACTGTTCCACTTGGCATTAGACTTTCAAGTAATGAGTGGCTAATTGTTATTGTTGTATTGAGGGAGTTAGGGCCACCAACATTTCCAGTTGCAATACCCCAGCCATTTTGTCCCTGAGTATTAAGACCTATAGCATATCTTTCTGGTTGAATATTGCCAGTATTTGGGGCTTCCCAAGTTAATACTGTTGATGTTTCTCCATCTACTACTGTTAAATTTTGTGGAGCACCTATAGTATTTACTACTGGGGCTGCCTGCGAAGTAAATGCTGATGCTGGAATAATATCCATAGATCCAGATTGATCCCAGTGAAGGAATACATTTGCTCCCCCGCCATTTTCATAGTACATCAATTCTATAGTTTTTGGAACTCCTGCTGTAAAAGAAACTGGAGCACTTGTAGTTCCTCCACCACCTTTATCAACCCAATCATTTGTTATTAAAGTTCCATCAAGATATAGTTTAGTTCCATCATCTGCTGTTGCTAAAAATGATATTTCTTGGGTTGTATTGCTAAGTATTGATCCTGTAAATCTTACAATGACATCTTCTGCTGGACCACCAAGAACACTTCCACCACTCCATTGAAAATCAATATTGGGTACAGTTGTTACTAAAGTTGGAGACATTCCTTGTGGTATATAGGGAGAACCATTTTGACCTTGCACACTATAGACTTCTGCAGTTAAACCTTCTGTTGCATGGGCTTTGTCTGAGTGCCCGAAAAATAAAGACCCGACGACAAGGCCTAAAACAATTAAGAATCTAAGTGATTTTTTCAGTTTCCCTTCTCCTAGGTCAACACTGTTGACTACTATATTATAACATTATATTAAAAAGTGAGCAGTTTATAGACAACTACTCAGGTCTATCGTTCACGGGTATTAGCCTAACGACTCTCATTTAGAGCATCCGTATTAAATATAGCCGATCAATGTTTCATAATCTCTATAACTATATATTATACGGAATTATTTAATCTTTATAGATTTTGGTTTCTTTTCTTCTGGAACATTACGTGTAACTTGAATGTTTAACATTCCATCAGTTAGATCAGCAGTTGTTACTTCCATATATTCACCAAGAGCAAATGAACGAGTAAACTTACGAGCAGCGATTCCTTTATGTAATACTTCTGCATCTGTTACTGTTGTTTGTTCTCCTTTGATGATTAATGTTCCTTTATCTACCGCAATATCAAGGCTTTCTTTGCTGAACCCTGCTACTGCTAGAGTGATAGTATAATTGTCATCATCTAATTTAAGTAGATCATATGGTGGAAATCCACCTGCATTAATTGAATGTGCTTGGTTTAATCTATCTAATTCTCGATTAAATCCAATAAAAAAAGGATCTTTGAAAAGATCCATAGCGAACGTTGTTACCATTTTCTTTCTCCTTTTCAGCGAGTTATTTTATATCCCCGTTAGGCGGATACTATACTATTATAACACAAAAGGCAGGGAACTTATGTTACCCTGCCCAAAGTGTTGGATTATTTATTTCTTTTGTAGTTTTGCTACAGACTTGGTCAATGCGCTAACAGACTTCATCAAAGATGCGATCTGTGTAGTCAATGAATCGATCAAGGTTGCAACTGAGGCCTGTAGCACAGTTACCTGTGTTGCAAGAGCCTTAACTGCTGCGTTTGCAGTTGCTACATCTACCTTAACAGAGGCTACTGAATCAATAACGTTAACTGCTGGAAGAGATACAGTTGCAATTGCAGTGCTCTCTCCTTTAGCAAAACCAGTTACTGGAGTGTCTGCTATATCTGCTGACTGTGCAATAGTTACAAGAGATGCAATGATTCCAGCATCTGCAAGTTTTCCATCAAAGGATTGTAATATTGCAGAGGCATTTCCATTAGCATCAGTTACTGCTGAAGTTGAAGTTACTCCGTTGCCAAAGATTCCCTTAGAATCAACTGCAAAGTTAACACTAATTCCTTTAACTGGATTTCCCCAACCATCTTTAACAGTTGCAGTTACTTTTCCACTAGCAGTTGTTAATGTAATGTTTCTTGCTGTTGTTGCAACTGCATCATTAACAGTAAAGGTTGCAGTTTGTGTCAATCCTCCACCAACAACAGTTACTGTTGCAAGTCCAGGTTTCGTTCCAATTGCTGTAAATTCTTGTCCGCTTCCGATAGTAACAGTCTTTAAATCTCCTGTTAATGGACGAACAGTAGGTGCAGAAGTTCTAAGAACAACTCCGTCAGATGCAGTAACAACAAGTGCTACTCCAGAGACAGAAGTTCCTGAAGCATTCTTTAATGATGTTGCAATAGTTACTGCAGATGCAGTTCCTGCTGTTGTTGCTTGAACATCTTTTAATACTTTAACAGTCTCTGTGCTTCCACCAGTTAGTGTTAGTGATGCATATGATCCCGTTGCAGAATAGGTAACTGTAAGAACATTTGCAGATGTTAGCAGACCAGTTGAAGTTCCTGGCGCAGTAACCTGAATGGTTAATGCATCAACAAAGTTTGTTGTTGAAGTGCTTGAATCTTTAAATGTAATCGTTGCATCTCCATTGATATCAGTAACTGAAGTTGCAATTGTTGTTCCAAAGTTTCTGCTTGAAGAAGACAATGTTCCAGTAACAAAATAATATTGCTGAGGAGTGTCAAAGTTATTCTTTACATTAATCTTAAGGCTTGTGGTATCTCCACTTTTAACTACAGAGTTTGTAATTGATGCACTTAATAATGATGTAGAAATTCCAGTTGTTCCTAATGCACCCTGAGAAACTGAAGGAGCAGTATAGGTTACTGTAACAACAGAGTTTCCTGTTGCTAGAGCAACTGTAATTGTGAATGATCCACTAGCAGTAGTAGCAGAAGTAACGTATGTTCCAATTCCATTAGTTCCAATAACTACTGGATATGTTCCATTTGTAATTCCAGCAACGCTAGAAGATGTAATCTTAGCATTAACAATCGATCCTGCTGTTCCGCTAATTGACCAACCAAGTGTTGATGCAGAAGAGGTACTAGCAAAATATGTTGTTGATGTTGGTGTCTCAATTGCAACTGGAGCAACATACTTAACTGTAGATGTTGAAACTCCGATGGCACTTGAAAGAGCAACCTTTGTTGCAGTTGCTACTGGATTTGTTGTAAATGTTACGACTTTGGCAACTGATGGAGTTAAAATTCCACCTAAGTTAAATGTAAGAGTAGAACTTGTTGAACCAGTGTGCTTAGCATGAAGATCATATGATCCTGTTGATGCTGTAAGTGAGTCTGTTGACTCTAAGAATGTGTTTGTTGTTGGTGTTCCAGATCGGGAAGCGGTTGTTAAAACACTTCCTGGAGCAGTTAACTTACCTTTTGTTACAGTTAACGTTTCTGTTGATCCAACTGCAATAGTTGAAGAAACTGTAATTCTTTCTAGAGAATTACGAAGTAGTGTTGGAATACCATTGGTATCTTTAAGTGTAATTCCAAGATCGACTGAAACATCTCCTGCTGTTACTAAAGAAGAAGAACTTGTTTCTAATGAAACTGGAGTTCCTCCAACCTTAACATCTGCGGTAAAGTAAGCCTCTCCACCATCAATGGTTGAGTTTCCGCCAATTGTGTTTCCCACGTTGTCAATCCATAATAAAATTTTATAAGTTCCTGGAGTTCTAAATGCGTTTGACAAAACGCTTACAGAATCAACCGTAACTGTTTCATCACTTCCGCCTAGAACAACAGTTGCTGCAGTATTGTTTGATAAAGTTGCAAGAGCCACAAGAGTGTCTCCAACTGTAATTTGAGTTGTTGCGTCTACTGTTGCTGGTGTTGGATTTGAAATAATACGACCACGAACAGTTACTGTTTCGCTTGCCCCAGATGTATCTGAAAGAGCAATCATTGAAACAGAGACCTTGTTATCTGCTGCAGTTGCTGATGCAACGCCATTAGATAATGATGATGAACGGTTTGGAACGGTATCTACTGATAGAATTCCAGTAATTGCTGCATTGGCTGGGGCTGATGTAATTACAGACACTCCAGACAGGGCAAGCGCACTAACTGCTGTAACAGCAATCTTTTTAAATAAGTTCATTTTTCTCCTATAAGTTAACATGATTTTAGCCTTTATGACTATACCTTATTATAGCAGATATATAAGAACTGCGTCAAACTGACTATAATAAATTAAACTTTCCCAAAAACTCTTCAACATCTTTTGGCATTTGCATATTACGCTTCTCTTCTCTTTCTTGAAACTCCTGCCTATTTCTTTCTTTTGCAGCACTCCCCCAAGTATGTACATCAATTTCTAAGTTTAAATCTTTTTGTGTATGTGCAATTGCTCCATAGACTGCACCACAAACAGCATCTGCTAAATCTTTAGATGATTTACGTGGGTGATCTACTCTGTTACCTTTCATAATCTTTAACTCAGAAAGTTCCTGAAGCAATAAATCAATCTGTGGCATTGCAATTCTTTCTTCATAAACCATCATTGCTAAATCTTCATAATGTTTTTTAGCAACTGAGACTGTATCTGTATTTATTCCAACAGCCTTAAGTTCATTTTGAATGTCAAACGATTGCCATCTATCAAAAGATACAATGCCAATGTTAAATCCTTGCCTTCTTAGGTTAATAATCCATTGTTTTACTTCAGATAAGTTTACTGGCCCCTCAATTTTTGGCTCCCACCATGCAACGGCATCTACAACAACAACTGGTGCAACCTGTTCATAGTCTTTAATAACTTGAATGTTAACCCATTTGTCAACGTGTGCAATAGCAACAGCACACTTATCATGCTTCTGTGCAAGGTCTGCGTGTATATAATATGTTTTGTCTGGGTCTGGTTTAAAAGATTCATCAAACCTTCTATTAGAATCTAGTGGGTTTCTTAATGTCATACACTTAACTAACTTATCTTTTTGTTTAAAAAATGCATCTGATGAAAATGTTGGGATACATGCAAAGCGCATCATTGCATCACCTAAGTCTGTATAAAATGCATGTTTAAAATCTTCAATACTTCTTGTTGGGTTTACTTCCCATGTTGGTCTTTTTAATGCTAAGATTCCAGGAAACTTATATGAAATAATATAATCTTCATCCCAGGAAATTTCAAATGAATTGTCTGGGGTGTCTCCTAGTTCTGGATTTAAAATAAACTTATGGGTTTTTTCAACAACTTCTTTTTCAGCAATTACGCTATCATATTTTTCCGATATAAAGTCTCCTGGATATCTTGGAAAAGAAAGCAATACAACCTTGCCAAGATCTGGAAAACGAGAGTCTACAGAACCACGAAAGGCTTTGTAAATGTTTTCTGCAGTCTTTCCCTGTTCATTGCCAGTTCCAACTTCAGAAGCAAATCCAGAAATTTCATCAAGTACTGCAAGCAATAAGTTTAAACCTTCATGAGACTCTCTTTCTGAGTGTCCAGAATAAACGGTTATTGATTGATCAAATTCAATAGAGTCTGCTTTTGCATTATACTTTCCTGAAAACCAAGGAGATTTTTCAATTTTATTTTTAAATCCTTTGAAAAAAACGTTCTTAGCCTGTTGAGCATTTATAGCAACGTTAATTAAATCTATTGCATCTCCGCTTGGTTTTCCGAAGTATCTTGCGGGGTCTTTAAGACATAATAACTTATAAACAATATAGGCACAAGCCACAGTCGAAGTAAAGTCTTTGCCACTACCCTTCCCAAGTTGTAGAATAATTTCGTTTTTAGTAAATTTGTCATAATATTTTTTACCTTCCACTGTTCCCATTATTTTTTCTAAATCTTCTTGTTTGTATATTTGGCTCATTGCTTCAACAATTTCATATTGTATTTTTGATAATGGTGGCTGACCTAAATAGTTTGGAGACTCAATAAATGTTTTAGCATCTACTGGAATTTCTAAAAAATTATTGTCTTCAAGTACTTCTAAAAACTCATTGAACATCGTGGACAATTGTTATTACCTCATTATCTTTAGCAATAGATGACAACCTTTTCATAATTTCATCTCTTACTTGTGGGTACTCAGAAGCAATATCACGTAATATGCCAATCAATACTTCTTGTTTTTGTTCAACCTCTAGGATCTCTTCTGCTAATTCTTTATTTTCTAGCAACCCTGCTTTTTGTAGCATATCAATTCTTTTAGATTCAATATCTAATACTAATTTAATTGCGTTAGTCTTTGCTCCAAGATTATTGTTTAATCCAGCCTCATCAATAACTTCGTAGGCTTTAGAAATTAACTTACCATAGTGTTGATCTGCTGCTGCTAGGGCTTCTTTTGCTCTTCCTCGAATTGCATCGTTAGCAGAAGCCATAACTTTCCACTCATTTATAAGCGCAACAACTCTAACTCTAGGCATACTTAAATCTTTTGATATTTTAGTTGGGTCACTGCCCTTTAAATATTCTTCTACTACTTTATTAATCTGATCTAGATGTTCAATAAGTTCAACTTCAGTTGACATGATTTAATCCTTCAATTCTATAGATTTCATCTTGAATATAAAAAATTGCTTTCTTTAAATCTTCAACATGTTTGTCTTCATTTTTTAATCCTGCTCTCCAAAGATACTTGATAGCATTACCTATATTAAAATTTCTATGCCTAGTTATCTCTAAACACTCAACGCCAGATGGGTCTGTTGTATAGTGTGCTGGATGGCTAACTTGATCAACCGTAATGTTTAAATTATCGCTCATCGTTTAGACTTCCTTAATCCAAATTTTGCAAGGTAAACGTAAACAGTCTCTACTGTACATCCACACTCCTTAGCAATCTCTTCTGGAGTCTTTTTATCCATAACATATCGTTTACGCATAAAGACTTCTGATGTATACAGTTTAGCAGCCATGTTGTTATTTGTCAACCTCTCGCTCAATGATGTCATAATCGTATGAGTTTGAGTCTTCAAGCATCCACTTGTCATAACTTTCAACATCCCATTTATTTGTATTAATAAGCCTTTGTATTACCAAATCTTTTTTTGTTACAAAAGAAGGTTCTTTTAATCTTACACGATTGTTTGGCTGGATAGCAAAATTTCCATCATCTCTTTGAATTACATGCCCACATTTATGTTGTCCTGGATTTTCAGAATATCCATCGTCTAAAATGTTTGTCTCTGGATTATGCCAATCAAGTGTAAACAGATACTTTCCAGGTACAGTTGTTTTATTTCTGTCTGTATAAGACATTCTCATATTGCTTAAATTTTCAAATTTTGTAACTGAAACATATGGACTAAAAGAATTCCATAAAACAAGATTGTGAATTGGTTCTTCTGGAACATCTGGTTTTGTACAAAAAGCATTAATAGGCATTCTCCACCAAATTCCACCATCTTCCATTATAAAATGAAACAATGGGCTTCTACTTTTAATACTTGAAACTCCAAAGATAACACATGGAAAATACTTATCATGACTATCTTCTTGATCTCTTAAAAAGTTTCCACGAACATAACATTCTATTGGTGGAATGTTTGCATTTAACTCTGGCATTACTTGTCAACTCCCATTGCTTTATCCCAGTTTTTTATAGCCCAATGCCCAATACCACAAGCATCCGCTACATCGTTGTCAGTTATAGATCTATCATACTGCATATTAATAAACCTTATTGTTCTTTCTTTGCGTAAATTTCTTTCATAGGTTTTATACCAAGACTCTGACTTTCCAGGATTGGCTGATCGTATGGCAAACTTTTCATCTTTATCAATCTTCTTATTACCAATAAAGTTTTGCCAAGTTATTGGAGAAACTGTTCCTATAACTTTTGTGCCAGTTAATCCTGCTGCTCCTAACAAGGCCCCTTGAACAAGTGCTAAATCTGCAGCAACTTTTGGACTATTCATAAACACGGTATGTTCAATAACTATGGCTTCAAAACCTCCATAATAATCTAAAAATGATTTAGTTTTATTACATGCATCCATAACTTTTTCATAATTTGTGTTACCTTCAAAGTTAATCTTGCCAACTGTACCAAGAATTTCATTGTCAAATAAGGCAAAGGCAAGGCTGTTTGTACTAGCATCAATAGCACATATTTTTTTTGGCTTAACGGCAAAGCCCCATTTATTCTTGTTCATATTGCATATAACCTTTAATTTGATTAAGCATTCTATGTAATTCTTTTGGATCTACCGTGCAATTTGGACAATAGTTAACGTCGTTGTACATTGAAAGGGTAGTTCCACAACCTCTGGCACATTTCCTATCTTTACCAATTCTTTTTTTTCTTTTATTTAATGCCTGTTTGTTAGCAATTTTTACTTTTGTTGCTTCAGTTCTGCAAGTTGGACTACAGTAAATTTGATAACTTACTGTAGCATCAAACATATTCTCGCACCAACTACACGGCTTCACTTAGACCTTCTAGTGGAGCAATTTTAATTACTCCTGGTCCTGCATCAGCGCAGGCCTTTTGGACTGGACAAGCCTTACAAATTTTTGAATTTGCACGATAGTTTTTATTAGGAAGAGTTCTATCTTCCCAAGCCTTGCGTACTTCTCTTAGCCAGTTAAATGTATTGTCTATCCATTGTCTGTAGTAATCATTTACACTTACTGGAATTGCAAGAAGTTCATGGTTATTTTTATTTTCATATAGTAACACTCCATCTTTTTTCTTAAGAATTTTCATATACAAAAGTATTTGAATAAGATGGCCCTTTTTAGCCTTATTCATTCTTTTATAATATTGAAACGCTTCTTCTCCGCATGTTTTAATTTCCAATACAACTTCTTCATCATTAATAACTAAAATACCATCTCCATATCCAAAGATTGGAGGATCTTGGTTACTAATTTTAAATTCAGTTGTTGGCTTGCCAGTTTTTTCATCAGTAAATACTTTTGCTATTCCAGAATTAAGAATTGCGTCTTGAATTCTTCCATGAGATAACGTACCATTGCCCATATTTGCAGCAGAGAATGGAGTAGTCAAGTCATCAAACTCGTTGCCATCAAAGGCTAAGTACCAATATCTAGCACACTCACCAAACCCATAAGCAATTGTTGATGGAGCAAATGTTTTCTTTTGAACAAACTTTTTGTCACGACCCACAAGATAGCCTTTTTCAATAGCCTCAACTAAAGATTTAGTATCTATGTGACTTTCTGCCTTTGTTTGTTTTACCATTACTTGTTGTAGTAAACTTTTAGTCATTATATTCCTTTGTTTAGATAAGTATACACTATCTGGTGATATATTTCAGTGCTGACACTAAATTGTTTACTGCCTCTGCTGCAGTATAGTAAATGTTTTTCTTTCCCCTGTTACTTTTGTCAACATTTGCCATCCAAGTTGCCTTTAATGCCAACTTAGCAGCAATAGCCTGAAGTCTAACAATTTCTAAGGTTGCAACTTGAATTGGAATATCTGGTTTAATAATAAGTTTGGCAATCATAGTAAGTGCAGTTGTAAGATCTTCATCTTCCATATACTCTGCAATGTCTGATAGATCATTAAGTTGTTCTAATGTTGTTGTGGTTAATTCCATTTTTTTCCAATCGTTTTAATTATTTAATTCTTTTAAATCTTTATTATATATTGTCCATGCGTTTTGCAATCTTTTATTATTTCCTAAACTTTCTATATATTCTTGTCTTTTTTTAAAATTAATACGAGCATCAATAGGATTTATTTTATTAACAAATTTATAATTATCTAAAGGGCAGTAATCGAAACTAATAATTTCAACATATTCCCCATCTTTCCATTTTCTTGGTGGTCTCCAATGTACTTGATTAACAGCAGAAAATAATGCTGCATCATTAGTTTTTAAACTAATTGTTTCATAATTGTAAGGGGTTGACTCTACTATTAAATCCCAATCTATGTTTCCACCTATTTGTATATTAAATGTAACTAGATTTTCATCTCCATCAATGTGTGGAGACAAACTTGGCACGTTTTTACCATTTCCATGCTTTAAATTATATTCAATATAAGTATAATGGCATAATTTAATTTCTTCATGGTATACCTCTTTTACATAAGAATCCATAACATCTATAATATCCTGTGGGCATTCAAATTCTGTCAATAATCTTGACATGTGTACAACTCTTTTAGGGGCAAACCTATTTGTTGGACAAGTATACTCTTCTTGGTCTCCAGGAACTTTTGTATAAACTTCTGAATCTAAATATTTCATGCAAGAATTTATTTCATCTCTTAGTCTTTGTAATTGATCCTGAGTAAATGGATTAGAAATATAAATTGGCAAAGGTTTTTTATATTTTTCAAAACCAGTTAAGTATTTCCACATTTCTGCTGTTTCTCGAATTTCATTTTTATTAGTATCCATAGTTACATTATACACCATCTACGAATTGTTCAAGTATTGCTAATTCGGTTATTGCAAGTCTAACCTTATTTGTGCCCTCGCCAATCACAACAATTATGGCTGGGTCATTATTATTTTTAATAGCATCTGTAACGGCTTTAGACCAAACTTTTTGATTTAGAGTAAATGATTTTCCAACCTCTTTAAAATCTACTGTAAAATTTTTCCATGTGGCATCTCCCTTGTGAGTATTTCTACCACTATTCTTATGCTGTTTAGCGCCTATTCTTTTTGATTCTGATCTCTCACTCATCTTCATAATCCTTTTTACTTTTTGGAATAAGGCTAACTTTTGATATATGTTTCTTACTACACATCCAAGTTAAATCTCTTGTTTCAGTCCACAATCTACAAACAACAACCTCATCATTACATTTTTGACAATAAAACTTTCCTCTATATGTAGAAAAATTTTCAGGCATTTGCTACCTTTAGTTTTAATTGTTCTTGTAAATCTAAGTCTTCTCTTACTCTATCAATAAATGCATCTCTACCCTGAACTTTTGTGCCATCATCAAGTTGATACCAAGCACCAGTTCTATTTACCATCCCCATTTGTTCTGCTGTATCAACAAGATCACCTATCTTATCAATACCAACATCATCACCTCTAAAATAAAAATCATACTCACCAGACTGAAAACCTGGAGAGGTTTTAGAAAACTGTAATTCCCACCTAATCTTTCTACCAATCTTTTCTTCAATCAACTTATCTCCTACTTTAATTTTTCCCTTAATTGCTTGATTATCTGATTCTGACGAAAATAATTTAATAACGCAAGAGGAATAAAACTTAGTAGCCTGACCACCAGAAGGCTGCTGACTAGTATACATAGCATTGATATTATTACGAGACTGAGAAATAAGAACAAGCATAGTAGGCTTGACTTTATTATTAGCATAGTTAAGCATCTTCCAAGCGTTGCTAAAGTCACGAGACTCTGCTCCAATCTGTTTTGTATTTTCTAAAGCCTTCATATCGTCTGTATCTTTTTCAAAGTAGATAGCAGGAAGCATTGATGTAATACTGTCAATTACAATTAAATCAACTCCAGCATTAATAAGTCCAACTCCAACATCAACCATATCGCTAATAGTTCGTGCTTGTGAATAAATTAATTTCTTAGGATCTACCCCAAGTTTTATAGCCCAATCTTCTGAGTATGACATCTCAGAGTCAATCCATGCACATACTTTGCCTTCTGCTTGTGCCATAGCAATCATTTGTAGACACATGGAAGACTTTGCACTTGACTTGCTACCCCAGATCAAAACCTGT